TACAAGGTCTTAATTTATATTGACGATTAGGACCTTGTATGCTAAAATAGAAAGTGATTATGGTTAAACCGTTTGACGTAACAAAATTTAGAAAAAGCATAACAAAGTCCATACAAGGACTTGGCATAGGATTTAATGATCCAACGGATTGGATAAGCACAGGAAACTATGCGTTAAATTATTTAATAAGTGGAGACTTCAACAAAGGTGTTCCGCTAGGCAAAGTAACAGTACTAGCAGGTGAGTCTGGCTCAGGTAAATCATTTATAGCATCAGGCAATTTAGTGCGTAATGCACAAAAACAAGGCATCTATGTAATACTAATCGATTCTGAAAATGCATTAGACCAATCATGGCTTGAAGCCCTTGGTGTTGATACTAGCGAAGATAAACTTTTAAGATTAAGTTTATCAATGGTAGATGACGTAGCAAGAACTGTTTCAGACTTTATGAAAGGTTATAAAGACGAACACGCCGACGATAAAGAAAATGCACCTAAAGTATTAATTGTAATTGATAGTTTGGGTATGTTATTAACACCAACCGATGTTGATCAGTTTGAAAAAGGTGAAATGAAAGGTGACTTAGGTAGAAAACCCAAAGCCTTAACAGCATTTGTAAGAAACTGTGTTAATATGTTTGGTAGTTGGAACGTAGGACTTATAGCAACTAATCACACTTATGCATCACAAGATATGTTTAATCCTGATGATAAAATATCTGGTGGACAAGGATTTATATATGCATCAAGTATTGTGATTGCAATGAAGAAATTAAAACTTAAAGAAGACGAAAAAGGTAATAAAATTACTGACGTTAGGGGTATTAGAGCGGCTTGTAAAGTAATGAAAACACGTTTTTCAAAACCGTTTGAATCAGTACAAGTTAAGATACCGTATGACACGGGTATGGATCCATTTTCGGGATTAGTTGAATTATTTGAGAAAAAAGGGGTACTAGTACAAACAGGAAACAGGTTAAAATACGTAGATTCTAAAGGAAAAGAACATATTGAGTTCCGAAAATCCTGGGTTGGAGATAAATTATTGATGTTGATGGACAACTATGATAAATTATCAACAAACCTTAAGGAAGAAATTGATGATAGACATGACGCATGAAGACATTGAACGTATTTGGAACTCATTTTCTCTTTACATACCAGACAGACAAAAATCGGATGCCGCAGTTGACTTTGTTAGTACATTAAAGTTTCTTGATGTTGACACTGATCAAATTAAAGCATCATCCGATCATGATCCAAAATTAGAAGAAGCAGTAGAATCTGTGTATGGTGGAGAAGAAGACGAAGACGAAGACGAATACGGAGATGATGGTGAATTGGTATACTGAAGTAAGCAAAAACATACAACAAATACCAGACTGTATTAAACACTTTGAAACTGAATTATTACAAGCAAAAAAAGAATGTTCTATTTGGGGTAATTTAGAAAAAGCATCTGCAACAATGCCCGGAGTAGTTGAACACCGATTTAATCAATTACAAGAAATCGAAGCAATCCTAGAATATTTAAATATTGAATATCGTAGGTTAAGATCTAAAACATTTCGAAATTTTTTAGAAAGTTATAATAAAAAGCTAACCAGCAGAGATGCTGACAAATATGTTGACGGTGAAGCCGATGTTGTTGATATGGCAAAAATTATAAATGACTTTGCACTTTTAAGAAACCAATGGTTAGGCATTACCAAAGGACTAGACCAAAAACAATGGCAACTTACAAACATTGTTAAATTGCGTGTAGCAGGGATGGAAGATGCCAATATCAAATAGAATAATCCTTACAGACGTAGACGGCGTATTACTAGAATGGGAAAATCATTTTACTAAATGGATGATATCTCGTGGACACAAATTAAAAGAAAATTATAAATCTGAATACGATATGGGAAAAAGATTTGTATATTATGCAAAAATCTTTGAATCTACCAAACATTATAGCGAGGCGTCTGATGATATTAAAATTGCAATTCGAGAATTTAATAAAAGTGCTTGGATGGCAACACAACCCCCAATGCCTGACTCGCAAACTTGGGTAAAACTATTACACGCAGAGGGCTGGACATTTATACCAATTAGCTCACAAACATCTGATGTTCCTGCACAAGAATTACGTAAAAGAAGATTAGAAGAACTATTTGGTAAGGATACTTTTTATAACTTTCATATACTCGACACTGGACAAGATAAAGACGATGTTCTTGCAGAATTCCATGGTACAGGATTATATTTTGTAGAAGATAAATGGACAAATGCATTAGCAGGTTTAAAATATGGCTTAAAAGTATTATTCATTAGTCATCCTTATAACAAAAAATATAGACACCCCAACATTACCAGAGTAAATAATTGGCAAGACATACATAAAATTGTTAAAAAGGGAAAATGAAAATTTACGTAGGCTACGACACTCGAGAAGATATAGCATATCAAGTTTGCGAACATTCGATTAAAAGACGTAATGGACAAATCGAAGTTATCCCTTTAAAACAAAAAGATTTGAGGGAAAAAGGTGTCTATACAAGAGAAGTTGACAAACTTGCCTCAACAGAATTTACATTTACAAGATTTTTTATTCCATATCTAAACAACTACAAAGGTTGGGCAATTTTTTGTGACTTAGATTTTGTTTGGCGTATATCTCCTACAGAACTAGAACAATATTGTGATGATTCTAAAGCAGTTGTTTGTGTGCAACACGATTATAAACCTAAAGAAGGGTTAAAAATGGATGGCCAAGTACAATTAGTTTACCCAAGAAAAAACTGGTCAAGTATGGTACTTTGGAATTGTGGACATCCTAAAAACAAAGTACTAACACCCGAACTATTAAACAAAGAAACAGGAAAATTTTTACATAGATTTTCTTGGTTAAATGATTCTGACATAGGAAATTTACCTCCTATATACAATTGGCTAGTAGGTTGGTACAAAGAACCTAAAGACGGCATACCTAAAATACTTCATTATACTGAAGGCGGACCATGGTTTGAAAATTATAGAAACTGTGAGTATGCTGATGTGTGGAAGAAAGAATTAATTAATTTATTCAGTGCCTAATATGTTATGTTCAATAAAATACTTAAATCACATTTACAATACTATCCTGTAGAACACATATACAGTAATAATCTTCTTGACATAAACGAATTTGATAGATTATATGAAAACCAATCTAGGTTTAATGGCGAACGTTGGACAGAATTTAAAAACAAACACAAATTAGATTGTACTTTTTTAAATGATCTAAACAATATTAATATGCAAGTAAAGGTACTCTGCTTATTATTTTTTAAAGAAAGAGCAGATAATAAAAAATCTCAAGATATTAAAATAGGCGTCAAGGAAATAAAATATATTCAAAATGCACTTTTAATTTTACCAAATAATCTTTCAACCTTTAATATTTTAACACGAAAAAAACCATACATACGCAGACCTTGTTTACAAATAAACTTGTCATTAAAACAATATAACCATATTATAGGAAACTTAAAATGATTGGGCAACAATTTGTAAACAAGTGTCTTAACACAGAAATTATTACAACTCCATGGGCTCATCAAATTATTGAGAATACATTTGATGAATCTGTATTTGAAAAATTAAAAACACAATGTATTGAAAAATTAAATTTTCCAACAACAGAATTAGTACAAATTCATCCAAAAGATTATAAAGAATATGGAATAGATTTTTATAACGAAACTTTGAATATATGTGAAAGTTTATATGAAAATATAAAAGTGTTATGTGGCAAGTATCCAAAGCATAGATGGTATGAAAACCTAGGAGTCAATGTACATATATCTGTTACTCCACCATTACCATGGCAGTTTCACATACACCAGGAAGGTCTTGAAAAAATTTGGAGTGCTGTAACATATGTCTCGCCAGAAAATAATGTTGGGACTAAATTTTATACAGCACAAACTAAAGATGCCTACGTAGGCGAAGCAAAATGGAAACCTAATAATACATTTATTTTTTGTGGACAAGAAGGACATACTTGGCACTCATATGAAAGTAATAAAAATACTAACCGTATTACATTTAATACTTTTATTATGAAGTATAGAAAAAGAGTAACTTTTTATACCAATTAATTTTTCCAGTACAATTTATCTATTTGATTAACTTTTCCATGA